GATGCCGCCCCGCCACGGCAAGAGCTACCTCGTGTCCGAGCACCTGCCCGCCTGGTTCCTCTCGAACTACCCGCAGTACAGCGTGCTCCTCGCCTCCTACAACGAGTCCTTCGCCGGGGACTGGGGAGGGCTCGTTCGCAACCACATCGTCGACCACCCCGAGTTCGGCATCTCGATCACGGGCGGGCGCAACGCCTCCAAGGGCTCGTGGATGCTCGAAGGCCAGCGAGGCTACATGCGCTGTGCTGGCGTCGGCGGTACCCTCACCGGTAAGGGCGGCCAGCTCATCGTGGTCGACGACCCGATCAAGAACCACGAGGAGGCCCTCTCGGCGACGACCCGGGAAAGCCACGGCAACTGGTGGGCGTCCACCCTCTACACCCGGCGTGAGCCGTGGGAGGACGGGACCCCCGGCCGTGTGATCCTGATGTCGACCCGCTGGCACGAGGACGACCTTCACGGGCGCCTGGTCCCGGAGCGTCCTGTGATCGGCGACATCTGGTGCCAGATGAACCTCATGGCGATCTTCGAGCCCAACGACGAAGAGTCGGCCGACCCGCTCGGCCGCACTGAGGGCTCGGCCCTGTGCCCGGCCCGTGTGCCGAAGCGTGAGCTGAACGAGATCCGCAAGGCGAACGCCCTGTGGTTCGAGGCCATGTACCAGGGGCACCCGAGCCTCGAAGAGGGCAACATCATCAAGCGGCCGTTCCGCTACTACACGGCGGAGACCGAGGAGGACGAGACGATCTACGCCCTCCAGAAGGAGAACGGCGAGGTCCAGATGATCCTGGCCTCGCAGTGCTACCGGTTCGCCACTCTTGACCTCGCAGCGTCAGACAAGAAGACCGCCGACTGGACGGTCATGTGCGTCTGGGACGTGAGCCCGACGACGCCTCGCCATCTGATCCTCGTGGGCGTCGAGCGCCTGCGGATCACGACGGAGAATCACGAGGAGCACATCATCTCGTGGTACAAGAAGTGGGGCGTCCGGGTGCTCCACATCGAGAACAAGACCTACGGCACCAACCTGATCGGTGGGCTCAAGAAGGCCCGGGGCATCGTGGTGGCGCCGCTCGACGGCGACCAGAATCCGCTGGTGCGGATCATGCCGCTCCAGCAGGAGATCCGCAACGAGCACGTCTGGTTCCCGAAGGAGGCCGAGTGGCTCAAGGGGTTCGAGGCCGAGCTGACGAAGTTCCCCAACGGCCGGTGGGACGATCAGGTCGACACCGCTGCCTACGGGGTCCAGGTCTTCCTCACGCTCCCGGCGTACATCCACAAGCCGAAGGAGCCGGAGACGCCGATGGAGATTGCCATTGCCCACCGCAAGGAGCTGGCTCGCAAGAACCGCCCCGGGCGCCGTCCTCGTCTCCCCGGCATCGGGCGCTGGTGACGGATGCCGAATACGTAGCTATGTGCCCGGATATGTCCCCTGAGAGGGTAGATTCGGGCACAGACCTGCGGGGCTGCTACACTGACGGTGACCCCCTCAGGAGATTCCATGAACCAGATGATCGTTCCCCCGTCCCTCGCCGAGTGGACCCGCATCCCCGACTTCGACGGCTCCAGCCGTGAGCATCGGTGCTCGACCTCCGGCCAGCCCAAGCGCCCCGGCGAGCCCGTCTTCCGTGGTGCGCTCATCGACATGGAAGGGTTCTACGACATCTGTCTCGACTCGGCGCTCCAGCTCGGCAAGCTCGCCGGGCTCGTCGAGGCCGACGAGGCCGACAAGGCCATCGCCCGTCAGCTCGAACTGGAAGAGGAGCTGGCCGAGGTCCGGCGCAAGCTCGGGAAGGCCGAGGCCGTGATCGACGCATGGGCCGAGTTCGACGAGGTCGACTCGTGATCGCCATCGGGGCGCTCGCCCTGGTGGCTCTCGCCCTCACTGGCGTGATCCTCTACATGCTTCGCTCGGGTGCCGAGGAGCGCCGCCGTCTGACGGCCGCCCTCCTCCAGAGGGACGGCGCCACCGACGCCGCTCGCCGTGTCGCCGCCCCGACCCCGACCGAGCAGCGCAAGCTGGTCGAGGACCAGCTCAAGATGCGGAAGGAAGCGATGGGCACCGCTCCCGAGTTCTCCGCCGCCAACCCATTCGCCCGGTCGAAGCCGCACGGCGTCTGAGGCTAGGGTGCTACAATAGGCCTCATGGCTGATCGACCGACCCGGAAGCGCAACAAGGACGGAGCGCAGGAGACTCGCACGTTCCAGAGCACGTTCCAGAGCGGAGAGGTCGACCAGGCGGGCGAGGTGCGCTATCTCTACCAGGACGCCATCTCCGGGCTCCGCACCGAGATGCAGGACTACTGGCTGAACCACTCGTACCTCCACGGCCACCAGTGGCTGTTCCCGTCCAAGATCACCGGCCAGCTCGACGAGGTCCCCGACGACCCCGATCGTGTCCGGGCCACGATCAACCGGCTGTGGCCGAACACCCGCACGATCATCTCGACCCTCATGCAGCGGACGCTGCACTTCGAGGTCATGCCGACCGAGGTCGACGACTCTCATATCCGGGGCGCCAAGCTCGCTGAGTCCGTCATCCGCTCCGTCGCCGACTACCACCAGTGGGAGACCCTCCGAGAGGATCTCTACTACGCCGTGTGGAAGGGTGGCACCGCCGCCATCTGTGTCGACTGGGACAAGACCGCCGGCGAGATCATGTCCGACAACACGCCCGGCGACTCGCCGGTCAAGGAGGGCGACACCTACGAGCAACACCTGAACATCACGCAGTTCTGCGTCGAGCCCGGCGCCCGCTACCCCGAGCGTGCCCGCTGGTGGATTCGTGCCGTGGCCCTACCGCCCGGCGAGGTCAAGGACATGTACGACCTCGAAGAGCTGCCGCCCGCCGACGCTACGGCCGGGCTCGCTCCGTTCCACCGCAAGCTCATGAGCTACGACCGGGGCTCCGACTCCGGGAGCATCGACCTCACGCTCGTGCTCACCTACTACCAGCGCCCGAGTGACGACGACCCCGAGGGAATGGTCTGCACCGTCGTGGACAACGAGGTCGTCGAGAAGGTCGACTGGCCGTTCCCGTTCAAGGACCGCCTGAATCTCGTCATCATCCGGGAGACCCCGAGGGAGAATCGCTGGACCGGCGACACCGTACTCACGGCCGCCCGCCCCGTCCAGACCCTCATCAACGTCTCGTGGTCTTCGATCGTCGAGCACATGAAGCTGGCTGGCAACGCCCGGCTCCTCATCCCGATGTCGTCCATCGACATCATGAACGACGCCACGGATCTCGCAGGCGAACTGCTCCCCTACAACGACGCTCTGCCGGTCAAGCCCTCCTACCTCTCGCCGCCCCAGATGCCCGAGTGGTGGATTCAGCAGCCGGACCGGCTCGCTGCCGAGATCGACGACATCATGGGCGTCCACGCCATCTCTCGCGGTGACGCTCCGGCCAACATCGAGTCGGGGTTCGGTCTGACGATCCTCGCCGAGAAGGACAACACGCCGACCTCTCGCCTGACCAAGGAAGCTGCCGGGGCATTCAGCCGTCTCGGCACGCTCGTGCTCGAAATCTACGAGCAGGAGACGATGAAGACCAAGATCAAGCGCAAGAGCCTGGTCAACGTCCCCGGCAACAGCCCCATGAGCATCCAGTGGAACGGCGAGGACTTCAAGGGCCAGACCCGAGCCTCCGTTCCCGAGGACGCCATCCTTCCCCGCTCCCGAGCGGCTCAGATGGAGATGGCCAAGGATATGCTTCAGGCTCAGCTCATCACCACGATCCCCGAGTTCATCGCCGTGGCCGAGCTGCCCGGCCAGCGGGACATCCTCGCCGTCACCTCGCCGGACGTCGACCGAGCCCGTCGTGAGAACGCCAACTTCGGCCACAACCGCCAGTCCGAGCCCAAGGACTTCGACGATCACGCCGCCCACATCCACGAGCACAACGTCTACCGCAAGACGATCGACTACGAGATGCTCGACGAGGAAGGCCAGGAGCTGGTCGACGACCACATCAAGGCCCACGAGGTACTCGCTGCCAAGGAGATGGGACGTGGCCGAGCCATGGGCGCCATCGACCCGGCGCTCGCCGAGGCCCCGACCGCCAGCGAAGGCCCGGTCGTCGCTCCGGTGGAAATGACAGTGCCTGGTCAAGCCCAGGCTCCTCCGGGCGTGAACGGCCTGCCGACCGACATGCAGAACGCTCTGCCGCCCGGACCGATGGGCGCCCCCGGGCTCACCGTCGATCAGGCGACCGACGAGCTGATGGCCTCGCTCCAGCAGCTCGGCTGATTCTGCTACACTGAGCAGCAGACAAGCCCCTAGTGATCCAGGAGATCCGACTATGTCCAACCGTACCGCCGACATCATCGCCCGAGGTGGCGTGAGTGGAGGCAACGACGATGCCGGGCTCGGTGATGCGGGTGACGCAGCCGCCGCTGCCGCCGCATCCGCAGCCCCAGCGGCCCCAGCGGCCCAGCCCGCAGACGCTCCCGAGGGCGAACAAGGCAAGACCTTCGACCAGGCCTACGTGTCCGGGCTCCGCAGCGAGGCGGCCAACTACCGCACGCAGCTTCGGGAGTACGAGTCGGCCTTCGAGGGCTTCAAGCCCGAGGAGCGTCAGCGCTTCCTCAACATGGCCGCCGACCTCAACTCCAACCCGGAGAAGGCTCACAAGGCCTTCGCCGGAGTCGCCGATCGTCTCGGTGAGCGGCTGGGCATCAGCATCAAGGCCGCCGAGGAGATCCAGTCGGCCGAGGACAACCCGACGATCACCCCTCAGCAGGTCGAGGCGCTCGTGCAGCAGAAGCTCGCCGAGCGTGACCAGGCCAGCTCCCGTGAGCAGAAGGTCCGGGCCATCTTCGACGAGGCCTCCGGCATGGACCCGGCGTACAAGGAGGGCAGCGATGCTCTCGTGCAGCTCATCCACGTCGCCCAGCACGACCCCGAGGCGGGTGGGACTCTCGCAGGAGCCCACACCGTCCTGACCAAGCGCATCGAGGCGCTCCAGGCCAAGGCCGTCGAGGACTACCGTGAGGCTCTCCGAGGCGGCAAGCCGCATCCGACCATCGTGACCGGAGGTGACCCCATGAGTGGCGGCAAGCCGATCGACTGGGACACCGTCGAGAACCCCCTCCAACTGGCGAGTCAGCTCGCCAACGAACGCTTCCAGGCCACATCGGGTAACTGAACCCCACAGAGCCAGAAGCAGACGGAGCCCGGCCCCAGCGGCCGGGCTCTTTCAGTTGTGCTACACTGACAGCAGGACGTCAGGGCTGGACCCAGCGCCCCCCGCAGACTGAAGGGCTGGACCCGGAGGAAGCAACCCACCAACACCAACCTCCGTCCAAAGGACAGAAAGCACCATGTCACTCGACTTCTCCGCTGCCAGCGCTGCGCTCAAGGATCACTACCAGCCCGCCATTCGCTCGCAGATCAACAACCAGATCATGCTCCTCCAGCAGATCGAAACCGACACCAAGTCGGTCGAAGGTGAAGAGGCTGTCATCAGCCTCCACACCGGCCGCAACTCCGGCGTCGGCGCCCGAGCCGAGTCCGGCACCCTGCCCACCGCAGGTCGCCAGGCCTACACCAGGGCCCGCATCCCGGTCAAGTACAACTACGGCCGCATCCAGGTCACCGGTCCGATCATCGAGGGGATGAAGTCCAACACGGGCTCGTTCACTCGTGCAGTCGACTCGGAGTCCGAAGGCATCGTCAACGACCTCAAGGTCGACGTCAACCGTCAGTGCTACACCACGTCGCAGGGCTTCATCGCCACTGCGGTCTCGGTCACCACCGGCGCCAGCGGCACGATCACCTTCGCCACCGAGGCAGAGGCCCGGCGTCTCGAAGTCGGCATGCGTGTCGACATCTACGACGGCGACTACCTCTCCGACGACACGGGCGTCACCGTGACCGGCGTCAGCGTGGCCACCAAGACCGTCACCTTCGACGCTCTTGCCGCCGCCGTCGACGCAGGCGACTGGGTCGTGCGTGAGGGTGTCGTGCCCTCCGCCGTCAGCTCGAAGGCCACCGAAGACGCTCAGTACGAGATCCACGGTCTCGACGACATCGTCAGCAACACCGGTTGGCTCCACGGCATCAACGGCGCCGCCACCACCATCTGGCAGTCCTACGTCTCGGCGGTCAACGCCGTGCCGACGGACTCGGTCTTCGAGGTCGCTCTCGACGAGATCAGCCAGACCGCAGGCGAGGATGCTGACCTCATCATCACCTCGTTCGCAGGCAGCCGTGCCTACGCCAACACGCTCAAGACGCAGAAGCGCTTCCCCAACTCGTGCGACCTCAAGGGCGGGTTCAAGGGCATCTCGGTGTCCACCCCTCGTGGTGAGGTCGCCCTGTGGTCCGAGCGTCACTGCCTGGACAGCGTGGCGTACATCGTCAACACCTCGCACCTGACCCAGTGGGTCATGAGCGACTGGTCCTTCATGGACCGGGACGGAGCGGTCCTCAACCGTGTCGGCAACACCGACGCCTACGAGGCCACCCTCTACAAGTACCACGAAGTTGGTACTGACCGTCGGAACGCCCACGGCAAGCTCACCGGCCTGACCGTCTGATCCCGAGAGGGCGGGGACGCCGATTGTACGGCGCCCCGCCCTCTCCATCGAAAGGACTGCCACATGGCACTCACCCTGACCAAGACCAGCGATGGCGTAGTGGGCGACCTCCGCTACTGGATCGGCACTGTCGCTCTCGACAGCTCGTACCCGACCGGAGGCGAGCCTCTGGCCGCCGGCGACTTCCCGCACTTCACCACCCTCGAAGGGGTCCTTCTGGGACAGACCATCGTGGCCACGAAGCGCACCATCTGGGACCCGTCGGCGAGCAAGATCGTCGTGATGGTCGAGAACGGCACCAGTGGCATCGAGGCCGAGGCGGCCAACACGTCCAACCAGTCGGGCATCACCGATGTCCAGCTCGTCGTCTTCGGCACCTGATCCATCTCATCCACCAACCAAGCGAAGAGCCGCCCTCCGGGGCGGCTCTCGCCGTTCTGCTACACTGGCCTCATGCCCGCCCCGGTAGACCGCCCGAGCGACCTGTCCGAGATCATCCACCCCCTGTTCACTGATCCGGCGAACCAGCTCGGCTACATCAAGATCCACAAGTGCGGCACGAACACCTACGCCCTTCACCTCCATCAGCGACTCGACTGGCACCGCTCCTGGTCGACTGACTTCCGCACCGCCGCCAAGCACCAGCCGAGCCCCAACCCAGAGAAGATCCTCGTGATCGTCCGGGACCCCGTCGAGCGCTACATCTCCGGGATGGTCCAGATCGGCGGCTCGTGCTACAACGACCGGATCGCCCAGAACGTCATCTCCCATCAGGGGCCCCTCTACACGCACAAGCGCAACCAACACGTCTGGCCCTTCACATGGTTCCTCTCCGAGTGGATGAGGTTCGAGGATCGGTTCGAGATCGTCGACATCCGTGACGCTTCTGACTGGTTCGTGTCAAACGGGGTGGAGCTGCCGCCGGCCGGAGAGCGCCACCGGAACATCAACCCGAAGGACGACGTGGCCCGCTTCCGAGAGCGCATCTTCGACGACGATCGGGTCCTCCCCCGCATCCAGGAATACTACGCCAACGACTACGCCTACCTACAGGAGCACGGCCTTGAGTACCCACATGTTCAATGAGCGCCAGATCATCGCTGACCAGTTCGCCAAGCCCATCCAAGAAGGCAAGCCCGAGCTGGGCTGGGCCGGGGACCCGACGCTGGTCCTGACCTTCCACCGCATCGAGCAGCGCTGGGAGCTTCTCCGACACGAGCCCCGCCGAGGCCAACCCGAGCGCTACGTCATCGAGGCTCGTGGGCCTGTCGGCGCCGAGATCAACGAGGGCGCCATCAACCTCCTGATCCAGGGCCTCGTGTCCCGAGACACGACTCGCCGGGGGAACTCCCACGAGGAACAGCTCGAACGGTTCTACAAGCACAACGAGCAGGTCGAGCGCCAGAAGCACCGAGAGGCCGTCGAGGCCACCTCCGACGGGCTGGCTCGCTTCTACCACGAGGCTGGCAAGGTCTTCGGCGTGACCAAGACCTTCTTCGGCCAGCAGCCGTGACCTGATACAATAGGGCTCATGGCGCAGCTCTCCACCATCCGCACAGAGGTACTCGAAACGGCAGGGCTCTCCTCCTCCGACTCGCGCTTCCCCACGGCCACCCTGAACCGAGTCATCAACCGTGCGCTTCGCAGGGTCTCGGCCGAGATGCACTGGCCATGGCTCCAGGCGTCGGAGACCCTCACCACGGCCACCAACACGCAGGCGTATTCTCCGGCCGCCAACTGGTCGCAGACCATCCGCCTGCGGTACGAGAGCCGAAACCTCCAGAACTACCAGAGCCGAGACGCCGCTCAGTATTTCAACTCGGTGGGGGCGCCCATTGGTTTCTTCATCGAGGAGGACGAGATCCACTTCGTGCCCACGCCCGACGGGGTCTACTCCATCGAGCACGTCTACCTCAAGGACGAGGCCGAGCTGTCCGGCGACACCGACGAGCCGTCGCTGCCTGCCCGGTACACCGACTTCCTCGTGGCCCACGCCCTTCTCCTGGTCTCGCAGATGATCCGGGACGAGGGCCTCTACGCCATGGCCGATCGTGAGCGCAAGATGTGGCTCCAGCGGATGGCCGACGAGGCCCGTCGCTCGACATCCACCGTGAGGATCAAGACCCGCAACGACCTGGGAATCTGACATGAAGCAGTCAGTACGAGTGTTCGAGCGCTGGGGTCAGGGCTCGTCCGCAGCAGGGGACGCCGAGACGTCGGAGTACAACTCCGAGAACGCACAGGTCTACGAGAGCGGCACGCTCGGCCCTCGGCCGGGCTGGAAGCGGATTGTCGACACCGCAGGCACCCGAGTCTTCGACCCGGCCACCGACACCCTCGGGGGGATTGTCTGGTACCAGGAGACCGACGCCAACGAGCGCATGGCTCTGGCGTTCTACGACACGAGCGGCATGGCCCACAAGTTCGACCTCCTCAACCTCGCCACGAACACTTGGCAGGCCGGTCAGACCCTCTCGGATCTCGGAGGCGGCGGGATCAACTTCTACCCTCCCCGATTCGATGACCAGCCCAAGGCCCTCATGTCGAATGACGGCTCCAATCTGACGATCATCGGCCCGCACATTCTCATCGCCAGTGCCAACTCGATCGGCAACATCGTCGCCATCACCACAGCAGACGGGGATGCCCGAGGGGCTACCCGCTACCGAGATCGCACCTACTACTGGGCCATCTCCGGCGCCCCGGGCCGCATCTATTACTCCAACGCCGCCGCCTTCTCCACCGTCGGCGCCTCCTCCTCGTTCCCGATCAACGTGGACGTCAACTCCTACGCAGGCGCACCGGTCGGCGTGTGGTCGGTCAAGAACGCCCTCCTCATCGCCGCCAAGGACAACCGCTGGCTCGTGCTCACCGGGACCTCGCCGGAGAACGGGACCCTGCGGGAGCTGGGGCTCGATGTCGTGCCCGTCTACGGATCGGCCGCCGTCGTCGACAATCAGGTCTTCTTCCTCAATCCGTCCGGGCTCGGGCTCGTGGTCGCCACTCCTTCGTTCGTTGAGGCCGAGCAGCTTCGCTACCTCTCCCCCCTGGCCTACCCGGGCTCGACCGAGCAGCGACCGACCAACAACTTCATGCCGCTGACTGGGGTCGGCGACGACGTCAACGGCAACATCTTCCTGCCTGGCCGCAAGCTCGCCGACGACGACAACATCGTGGCCGTCGAGCGGGTCAACGGGATCTTCAACCTCAGCCGCTGGGTCACCGACACCGCCCCACAGGACATCGTGTTCTCCCGAGGGCGCCCCGGTGAGATGTACGCCGCAGCGGACCTGGGCACCTCCTGGCATCTGTACTCCCGGGATCACACCCTGAACCGTCCGGCCAACTCCGGCGACACCAAGAGCGTGTCGCTCCAGAACGAGGCGAACACCGATGGGGGCTCCGAGGTCGTGGTCGATCTCGGCGAGGTCGTCGGGGATCAGGGCACCATCATCCGACCGATCAAGGTCGTGCTCGACCTGGACTACTGGAAGGGCGGCAACTACTCGACGCCTGAGCTAAAGGTCGACGCCACAGTGCTCGGTACGGAATCCGTCACGCCCGAGCACTCCATGGCGCAACAGACCGTCTCCGCCGTCGACACATGGGCAAACACGTCGGGGAATGCTCCGTACCGCCGTCGGGTCCCTGTGGCGCTGCCGAATACCCCGTTCGGTACTCGGTTCCGTATCCGTCTGACCTTCGACAACCTGGCCATCGACACCGTCCAGGTCTACTACGAAACCCAGCAGGACCCCCGATGAGCGGGCGCACCTTCGGTGTTCAGGCCTCGTGGGATGAGGTTCTCCGGCTCCTGGATATTGACATCCCGCAGTCAGAACTAAACAAGGCCATCGGGGTCGCCGACTCGATGAACCAGCAGATCGAAGAGTTCCTCAATCGCTTCGTCGTGTCGGCCACGAACGACGCGGGCGACCTGACCTTCGACGCCGCAGGCACATACACCTTCGAGGGTGACGTCGCCATCACCGGAGACCTCACGCTTCTCGGAGTCGGAGTCATCCGGACCGCGGCAAGCGGAGTCCGAGCCGAGATGACGCCAGACGCCGCATTCGTCGGAGTCGGAACGGTAACCGGGATCGACCATGCCGGGGTGCTGTTCTACACGGACGACGCCGCCGAAGATGCTCCGGGCGGAATCGGAGGCGGACTGTTCACGGTCGACGCTGACCAATGGGCAACCGTGACCGTCCAGTCTCCCGACATGGGAGCGCCCAACTTCCCCTCGTCACAAGTCGCCGCGACTGCTGGCCCCGACATCTCCAGTGTGGATATCGACGCGAACGAGTTTGATGTGACGCTGTGGAACACGAACAACGGGGCAGTAAACGGGAGCTTCCGAGGGTCGAACGACACGAACGGGACGTTTTGGATATGCACCGGCCAGCAGCTTCTTGTCGATACCGACAACGCTGTTCGGCCGTTCTATTCGTGGCTCGTGGACACGGATACCGGGATGTTTCGAGTCGGAGCCAATCAGCTCGGGTTCACCGCGAACGGAACCCGACAGATGGAGATCCACGACGGAATCGTCTACGTGAAAGCGGGCCGGACCCTCTTTCAAGATGGCACCCTGGCCGGACCGGCTATCTCGTTCGAGAGCGACAACAACACCGGGTTCTATAAGGCCGGGGACAATGACGCCCGGGTTAGTTGGTCGAGCAACGGAACGAAGGGTGGAGAGCTGATGTCGACCGGAGTCCGTGCCACGGTCGTCACCGACGAAACCGCCCCGGCCTACTCGTTCTACGATGACTCAGATACGGGAACGTACCGCTACTCGGCCAACTCGCTCGGGTGGTCAACTGACGGGACGTTCCGGTGGCGGATAGCCAACAACGGCCAGCTTCTCTCCGCCGCCGCCGGCTCGGCCGGGACTCCCGCTTTCGGGTGGAACTCCGACTCCGATACCGGCCTCTACCGATCCGGAACGAACACGATCGGGTTTGCTTCGGGCGGCTCCGCCGCCGCGATCGTCAACATATTTGGGATCCAACCCGGGGCCGATAACACGCAAGACCTCGGGGCCTCGGGCAACCGATGGGATGACGTGTACGCAACGAACGGAACGATTCAGACCTCCGACATTCGAGAGAAAGTGATCGTGGACGGCCACGCCCTCGGGCTGTCGTTCCTCTCCCGCATCGACTCGATCGGCTACCGATGGGAGGGAGGAACCCGAATCCATCAGGGCTACTCCGCTCAATCGGTCCGGGCTGCTCTCCGAGCCGAGGGACTCGACCCGGCCGATCATGCCGTGTGGGTTGTCGGTAGCCCGAAGGACGGCCGCCCGAAGCGTGGCGGCCGTCAGGGTCTGCGCTACTCCGAACTGATCCCCGTGCTCGGCCGTTCCGTCGTCGAGCTGGCCGAGCGTGTCGCGGCCCTCGAAGCCGCCAGCAACTCTGATATCATAGGGTCATGACCGCTCCCCTGACCTTCTCCGACGAACAGCTCATCGAAGCCCTCAAGCAGTCGCCTCCCGCCGTGCAGGGCCAGGTTGCTGTGATCGCCATGCAGCAGGAACTGGCTCAGCGTCGGGCCGCCGACGCCCCCAAGCCCGAAGAGGCCTGACCATGGCAATGGCAACCCGAGGCGACCTCGCCTTCTCCCTCTTCAACGCCATGGGCATCAAGCAGCCGACGTCGAGCGGCAAGTTCGGCGACTCCGGCTATCTTGACGGCATCACGTCAACGCTGACGGATCTCGGCATCACGAACGGCGTAGGCCCCAAGACCTACGGCACCACTCAGCAGACCACCCGAGGCCAGGCGTTCACTATGATCGCCCGTGCGCTCGGGCTGGCTGACAAGAATACGTCAATCGAGGACGCCTCCAAGGCACTCGTGTCTGCAGGCATCGTCAAGGGCTACGGAACCGATCCCGGCAACATCGGCATCAACGACCCGCTGGAAGCGGGCCACCTCAGGCTCCTGATGAATCGGCTCGCCCCGGAACTCCAGAAGCCTCGTGATGCCGCCGACCCATCGAAGGGGACCATCGGTGACGACATCATCGCTCGGGCTGCCAAGGAGCGGGACGTTTACCGAGCCGAAGACGACCCCACCTTCGCCGCCTTCCTCCAGGCTCAGGGGCTCCGTCGCTCCGAAATCGAAAACGAGATCGGTCTCCGCACCGACCGCTTCGATCTGGAGTTGGAAGACCGCAAGAAGGCCTTCTCCTACGACGAGCAGAAGTCCCGTGAGGGCATCCAGATGGACTTCGAGAACCGGGGCTTCTACCGCTCCGGCACCCGCCAGCGCAAGGAGGCCGAGAACCAGGCCGACTACCTGCGCCAGCTCAAAGACGCCAACGCCGTCGCCCGCAACTCCTTCGAGGAATGGAGACGCTCGCAAACTGCCGCCAAGGCTGAACTCGATCGCCAGACCGACGCCCAGCGAGTGGCCACCGACACCCGAAGAGCCACCGACACCATCGAGGAGCAGTACTCCTGATGGCCACCCCGCAGGTAGACGACAAGACGACCGAGGCCGGACGCCGAGCCCTAGTTCGCCAAATCGCCGGACGCAAGGCCGACGTCACAGAGACCACGGCATCGGTCGGCGAGACCAACCAGGCCCTCGCCGACGCATTCCTCGCTGCCCAGCAGAGCGACGACGCTCTCATGCTGCCGCCCGCCGCCGCCGTCCAGGAGCAGGCCGCGCTCGTGAACGAACAGGCCGGTCGCAACGACGACTACCAGGCCGCCCTCGAAGCCATCTACCAGTCCGGCATCGGTCGAGAGGCCGCCTACGGTCAGACCTTCCTGGACGACTTCGACCCCTACATCACGGCCGTGAACAAGCAGCTCATCGACTACGAAGAGCAGCTCAAGGCCGACGAGGCCGCACGCATGGCCGCCGCATCCCCCCGCCGCCGAGGTGGTGGTGGTGGTGGCGGAATCGGCTCGGACGAGCTGACGCTGGGATTCGGCGATGACGCAGCCAGCGCTGAGCTCGGCGACCTGCCCGACGCCGAGGTGCGTCTCAACGCTGAGGACCGGCTCAACTACGACGCCATCGAGCCGGAGCGCGCGTTCCTCGAAGCCCACCCCGACGCCTATGCCGACGCCGAGGCCATCATCCAGGATGTCTACTTCAAGCGAGGGACCCTCGGCGGAGCCATCGACCAGGCCGCCAGCGCTCTCCGGGGCCTGAGCCTGAGCGACTCCTACAAGATGCTCAAGGTGCTCCGAGACGTGTGGGGGCCGCAGTTCGCTCAGCACTCCCCGACCACCCCCCGTCGTGCCGACGAGATCCGAGAAGGCATGCGGACCCGCTACGGCGGGTGATGGTAGACTGGGCTCATGCCCAGCATT